TAATAAAGATTTGACTATTGCAGAAATCAATGCATTAGAACCTTACATTGAGATTGTAGAGGATATGACAAAGTGGACTAACATAAGAAGGTTAATAAGTAGTATGGAGTTTACAGCAAACCCAGGTCGTAATGTAAAGGCATATGTTAAAGATAGAATAACAGGCAAACTATTAGGAGTTATAAGTTTAGGTAGTGATGTAGTAAGTGTAAAGGTAAGAGATGAATTTATAGGATGGAGTAAAGATAATAAGTTTAAGGATGCTAAATTAAATAACATTGCAATGGGAACAACCATAGTTGCAACTCAACCATTAGGATACAATTTCTTAGGTGGTAAGTTAATGGCAGCCTTAACAACCTCACCAACTTTTCGTAATGAATGGTTTACTAAATACAATGATGTCCTATGTGCAATACACACAACTGCTCTATATGGTGCAAGTAGTATGTATAATGGTATAAAACACTTTAAGACATTAGGAGAGAGTGCAGGTAAGGTAGGAATTAAACCTGATGATAATGTTTATAGACCCTGGATGAATTGGATTAGAGAAACTTATCCAGACTTTTACGCATACTCAATAGACGCAACAGGCCCTAAACAGGTAATGTTAAATCGTATCTTAAAAGAGATTGGAATAAAAGCAGGCACATACAATCACGGATTTAAGAGAGGAGTATACTTTTCAATCTTTCATGAGAATGGTAAAGAGTATTTACAAAATAAGATTTCCGCAGACGAATTAAAGTTAAATCCCATTTTTGAACAAGGTGATGATTATACTATTAAGTGGTGGAAAGATAAAGCAATTAAGAGATATACAACACTACATACAGAAGGTAGATTAAAAAACGAAACACTTTATTATATTGATATTATTGGTATGACTTGGGAACAATGCAAATCAAAATATCTAAATGAAGTAGGGAGATAAATTATGTATAACGAACAAGAATATTTTACATATACAAACAATCAAAAACAAAAAATAAAAGAAATGGATTTTCAACAACCAACAAAAGCAACATTAGACGGCAAACCATTAGTAAACCAAGACGCACAGTATTTCATTGATTTCTCTAAACTAAATAGAATGGAGGATTTAATAATGATTTTAGCTTGTGTAGGATTTGTATTCTCACCACAACACCCACACTTTGAGTTTCTACAACAATTTCTTGCATTAGACAATCCTGTATTGCCTGGTAACAAACCACAACCACAAGAATTAAAGATGCCTAAACTAACACCCGTAACTAAGAAAGATGCCTAATACTGAATTACAAGAGATAAAGGAAAACCTAAGTAGGATAGGTGGGTATATACCAATTGAAATGACAGATTGGGTTTGGAATAATTATAAAAGGTTATCCAACTCAAACGAAGGCAAACCATGTAATTGCGGGTCTGCTGCAGCACATTGGAGAAGGGCAATTGACTTTCTAACAGACTGGGTAAAACAACAAGAGACCAATGAGTAATGAAGTGACAGGAAGTATTGAAAGAGAATGTGAAAGGAGACTAACAAATCTATTCACACAATCAAATACCTGGTTACTTAAAGTTGCATATAATGTATGTAAGTCCTATGAGACTAGTGAGGATTTGGTGCAAGAACTTTATGAATATTTGCACACCAAGAAAAACCCAAAACTATTCTTTAAGGATGATAGTTATAATTTAATTTATTGTATGAAGTTTATTAAACATAGATTTATAAACAAGACAAAGAAATTGAATAGAATAAAGTATATAGGTGAAATATATTGTGACAATTCAGCAGAGGAAACATATGATATAGATTATGATTTAGCAATAGAGGAAGCTTATAAAAATGTAAAAGAGGAATTGGAACACATAAAGAAAACCAAAGACTTTGCTTCTGCAATGTTATATGAGAGATATTGGTTTACGGATGATACTTTGGACGAAGTTGCAAGTAAGATTAAGATTTCCAAGAGCACTACTTTTTTACAGATTAAGAAGGTGCGCAATAGATTAAAATCTGTTATAGACAACCCTTTCAAATAAGTTATATGGGATTATGGAATGTAAAGTTTGACCACAAGAATGGTGAAACAAGAGTATGTAAAGGATGTGGTGCATCTTTTCACACAAAGAAACCTAGATGGAGATGTAATGAATGTTTGAATGCAGCACAAAAGGTAATTGAAACTGCAAAGAGAGCTAAGTATGAAAGAAAAGAACCATACCCATATCAAGGCCCTAAGCATGATTACCATACAAGGTTTTATCCTCTAAGGGCAAAACTGCATAAGATGAGAGTAAGAGAGGAATGGCAGGCATACTTTAAGGAAAAATTGGATGAGATAATGCAAGATAAGATACTAATGAAATGGATAAACGATAGGAGAGATAAAGAAACTGCTGAAACTAAACAAGCTAAGAGTAAAAAGAATATTCAAAAGGATTACCCAAACACACACGACTACTATGAATACTAACTATCATAGCATAGATTATCAATATGCATTTTTTAGATTTGATTGGACTTACATAAAGGACAAACAAATTATACTTAAAGGAGATAGTTTAGGTGGCATGTTAATCATTGCAGATAGTGAAGGAAATACATTAAAGATTTTTGGATTTGAAAGAATAATATGAGTAGCTTTTTTGAATATAATAATACAGATATTACAATAGATGAATGTAATACACCAGAAAAGAATAAATTGTTTAGAGAGTTTATAAACAGATATCATTCTTATGTAAAGTTTGCAAACGCACCACAACGCAGAATAAATTGGTTGATATGGAATGGTGCAGAGTTAGTAGGTGCAATAGGAATAAGTAGTTGTGTATTAGCAGTAGGTGATAGAGATAGATGGATAGGTTGGACAAAAGAGGAAAGAATGAAATTATCTAATAGTATGGCAAACAATTATAGATTTTGTTTGAAGCCAGAAACAGGCGTAAAGAACTTAGGTAGTAGAGTATTAAAGATGATTAGAATAGAAGGTGCAAAGAGATGGAAAGAAAGATATGGTGATGACTTGCTACTAATGGAAACCTATGTATTAAAGAATGAAAATCGTAGAGGTGCAGTTTATTTAGCAGATAATTGGACACATGTAGGAAATACAATCGGAGTTAGTATATCAAAGGCAGCAATTGGATTATGGATAAAGGAGAATAGCAGCAGAGGTAAGTTAGCAAGAATAGATATGAAAGCTGCAATTAAGAAATATGCAGTAGGTGGAGAACACTATCATGTAACTAAATCAGAACCAAAGATGATATTTGTAAAACCATTAGTAAAAGATTGGAAAGAAAGAATACAATATGAAAAAGAATAAACAAGGAAACGAAATATGGATTTTATTATTCACATACATAGGTGCAATTGCATTTATATTATTATGCAGTAAATACATGTCATTATAAAAATAGGTTACAACCTAATTCTAAGGTGGCGTCCTGACCACATATCTATAAAACGATACTCACTACTACAAAATAAATTAGAGGTGTTATAATAATAGTAAAATACAATTATAATACAATATGCCATTTATCAAAGGTGATACAAGAATAAATGCAAACGGCAGACCAAAAGGTAGTTTGAATAGAACTACGGAACAAATGCGTCTAACAATAAATCGTGCAGTCAATTCAACCTTAGCAACATTACAAAAAGATTTAGAGGAATTAAAGAAAACTAATCCAGAGAAAGCTTTAGAGTTATCTATGAAACTTATGGAGTATTGTATGCCTAAGATGAGAAGCATAGACATTAAGGGAACAATGGAAGTTAATGCAAAGATACAATCAATCAACCTAAACATAGTAGATGGAACTAAACATAACGACCTCAAAGACATATAGGGATATTGATAATAGTAAAAAGATTTGTATTCTGCAAGGTGGAACAAGGTCAAGTAAAAGTTATTCTGCTCTACAATGGATATTAGTGCATGCATTGATGGAACCAAACATAGTAGTATCAGTAGTAAGAAAGTCTTTTCCGTCTATGCGTGTATCTATTATGAGAGACTGGCAATCAATACTTAAAGGTTTAGAAATATGGTCTGATGAGAATTGGTCTGCAACTGAACACATATATACTTTTGACAATGGTAGCATGGTAGAGTTTATGTCAATTGATAGTAGTGAAAAGAGAAAGGGTAGTGCAAGAGATTATTTATTTATAGATGAGTGCAATGAATTAAGTAGAGAGGATTACTTTCAGTTATTTATTAGAACAAGAAAGAAAACTATTATTGCATACAACCCCTCATTCGGAACTAACCACTATATCTTTAATGAAATACAAACACACCCTGAAAGCAGTTTATATATCTCAACTTTCTTAGACAATCCTTTTTTAGAGAAATCTATTATAGAGGAGATTGAAAGATTGAAATGGATTAACCCTGAATACTATAAGATATATGGATTAGGTTTGCCTGGCAACAATGTAGGAACTATCTTTACGGCA